GTACCTAACAGTGGTAACATATATTTAAACGATAACGAATCAGTTTAATGCACAAAAGCAAAGGAGTAGCAATATTTTTGGCTATTGGTATGCCTAAAGGTAAACTATTGCAACAATTAAAGAGAAGAAAAAATGGCAAAAAAGAAATCAAATAGAAAAAGAAATTCAAAAGTAACAGTATCATCTGTTGTGGATAATATTAGAAAAGGTTTACAGATTGGAGGAAGGGGTATAGACCCAACAAAAGAATTTGAAGATGCAGGTATTCCAAGAGAATTACCTCCTACAGCTACACCTATGCCTACACCTGAACCTACTGTTAATCTACCTCCAGATGTAGAAGTACAAGATACTCCTCCTCAGTTGCCAAGTAATAATCGTGATATTATAACACCTACTCCTGCACCCGGAGATAAAGGAGGTGTGCCTACACCAACACCTACAACAGGACCAGCACCGACACCAGCTCCAACACCAGCACCTACTAAACCACCTACAGATGGAGATGATTTTGACCCTGACAAAGATTTATGGTGGATGTCATTAGGGTATCAAAGTATTGAAGAAGCTATGAGAGATGGTTGGTTTATTGACCCAAGAACAGGAGAACCTAGAAGAAGAGGAAGACCGGGAGAAACACCGACACCTCCACCAACACCAGCTCCAACACCAGAGCCAACACCAGAGCCGACACCGGCTCCAACACCAGAGCCAACACCGGCAGAAGAAGACACTAGAGATGCTAGGCAAATAGCTAAAGATATTCTTTCTGGAGAATATAAAGTTCGTGAAATACCTGATGCTCAAAAAGTTGAAATTGGTGAAGATGTAGAAGCTTTACAACTAGATGAAATAGAAGAGTTAAAACCTGTAACAATTTCTCCAACAAGTCAAGAAAATGTTAGTTTAATTGAAGATATTATACAAGCTGAACAACCTGAAGAAGTAAAAGCTTCAGGTATTAGTGAAATATTACAAATTCCTCAAGATGTAGCTATAAAAATTGTAAGAGGAGAAATATCCTCTAAAAGTTTAACTGATGGAGTAGAGGTTCAAAGAATTGAAGATATAGAATCAGCGAAAGTTGATATTAGAGAAGGTGCTGTAGCTAAAAGAGTTGTAGGCTCTTTAAGTCCTAATGCAAAAGCTACTGCTGCTCAAAATGCTGGAGTTACTCTATCAAAAATTACAAGAGCTAAGAAACAACTACGAAATGCTGGTCTTTCTGAAAATGAAATATTAGAATTAGGAAATGACCCTGAAGAATTAGAAGCAAGACTAACTGATTTTACAGAAGAACAAAGAGGTATAATAGAAGGATTGCCTGAAGAAGCTTTAGTTTCAAATCAATTAGATAGTCTACTTGAAGGTATTGAAGAAGGAGAAATACCAACATGGGCAAGACCTGCTGTTGCTTCTGTAGAAGCTATGTTAGCTCGAAGAGGTTTAAGTGCTTCTACTGTAGGTCGAGATAATCTTATTAATTCTATAATACAAACAGCAGTTCCAATAGCTCAATCTAATGCTCAAGCAATACAACAATCAGTAGCTCAACAAAAAGGTATTGAAGCACAAGCAGCTGAAGCAGATGCTCAAAGACAACAACAAGTTTCTTTACAGAATGCTAGAAATGTTTTTAATTTAAATATGGCACAATTTAGTGCAGACCAACAAACTGAATTATCAAATAGTAAATTTTTACAAACTGTATCTTTAGCTGAAGCTAGTAACAATCAACAAGCAGTATTACAAAATGCTGTGTTAATGTCTCAAGCTAATTTAGCAGAGGCAAATTTTGCTCAACAATCTCAAATACAAAATGCTAAGAATTTTTTAGCAATGGACATGCAAAATTTAAATTTAGAACAACAATCAAATATGTTAGAAGCACAACAAGAACAGCAAAGAATGTTATCTAATCAAGCTGCAGAAAATGCTAGAAGGCAATTTAATGCAACTTCAGATATACAAGTTCAACAATTTAATGCAAATTTAGCAGCTAGAATTTCTCAGTTTAATGCTACACAAGAAAATAGTTCAAAACAATTTAATGCTCAAGTGCAAAATGCAGCTGAAGCTAGAAGAGTAGCTAATGAAATAGATATAGCAAAAGTAAATGCTGCGATAATAAATGATAGTAATAAATTTAATGCTCAAGTTGCTTTTGAAAGAAATAAATTTAATACTGCCAATAGACAAGCAATTTTACAATCAAATACAGAATGGAGAAGAAAAGCTAATTTAGCAGATACAGCAGTTCAAAATCAAATCAATATGCAAAATGCTATGAATGCATATAATATGGACACTGCTGCATTAAGTTTTATGTGGCAAGAGTTGAGAGATGATGCTGATAGAGAATTTAGACATGAAGAAAATGAATTAAATAGAAAGAATGCGTTAATTCAACAAGCTATAGATAATGCATCTGCATTAGGTAAACACTACAGTTCTTATGATAGTATTGTAGGTATGATAAACGATATATTTGGAGAAACTTAAGGAGAAATATAAATGGGATTTTTGAAAAAAGCTTTTAAAAAAATAGGAAAAGGAATAAAAAAAGTAGCTAAAAAAGTTACTAAAGTAACAAAAAATATTTGGAAAGGTATTAAAAAAGCTGGTGGTAAAGTTATGAAAGCCATTAGTAAAGCAGGTATAGTAGGTCAACTTGGATTAATGTTAGTAATGCCTTATGCTATGGCAGGTATTGGAAGTTTAATAGGAGGAGCTGCAGGAGGTTTAAGTGCGACATGGACAGGTTTTGGTAATTGGGCTTCAGGTATGATGGGAAGTTCTAATGCTTTTGCTCAAGCAGTAGGTGGAATTGCTAAAGGAGTTTATCATGCTGGAGCTACTGCTGGAAAATTAATAAAAGGAGTTGCTAGTTTTATTGATACAGGATTTAAAACTATAGCTCAAAAAACTGGATTACCTAACCCAATAGAAGGTTTTTCTAGTGCAGTTAAATCTGGATATACTAAAAGTTTTGCTGCAACAAATAATTTTTTATTTGGAGGAACAGATATACAGGCAACAGCCTCTCAACTAAGAGCAGCTGGAGTTACAGATACTTCATTTACTGATGGTAATTTTACTTACAATGATGCAACTGCTCCTAAATTAGATGAAAAAGGATTTAATATTGAAAAATTAGAATCTTTACAACAAGGAGATTTATCTGGACAAATATATAATCCTACAGGAACTGTAACTTACAATGATGCAACTGGTATTTATACTGACAGTATAGGTGTCGAATTTACTGCTGATTTAGATGGTAATTTTACACAAGTTGGTGGTTTTAAATTTGGAGAATTTAATATGCCTAAAGGTGGATATACAGTAACTCCTGAAATGGCTACAGAACAATTAACAAGTATGGGCATTGATACAAGTATTCCTCAAGTTGGTGAACTACCTACAAGAGTTAATAAATTTGGACAACAAATAAAAGATTTTGCTGTATCAAAAGCAGGAGACTATATAAATAAATATGTAGATAATAAGATTAATAATTCTATTTATGGTGAACAAGATACTGATACAAGTATTGGATTTAGTCAATGGGAAGAAGTAGGTAGAGGTATTGATGTTGTAAATTTCTTTAAAAAAGGAGATAGCTATACTCCAAGTTTAGCAGCATTTTATGATGATGCTGAAAATGTATTTGGAAGTAGAGCATAAAATATAATTATGAAAAGAGTAATACAAGAATTTGAACCTGAAGTGCTAGAGCAATTTAGTAATAATCCGGGAGTATCTATTCCCGGACAATCATTAACTAATGACCCTGATAATCCTTATCCTTGGGAACAAGCACCTAAGTTTACAGAAAAACAAGAGGCTTTAGACTACATAGTTTCTGAAATTTTAGAAGAGGATAGAATACTAACAATTATGGATAGTGTTAGTAAAGGAGTGCCTTTAACTGATATAGCTTATTTAATTTTACGAAAAGCATTTTCTAAAGGTTTTATTAATCCTGATTTAATGCTATTGTTAGCAGAACCTTTAATATTTGTTTTAATGGCAATATCAGAAAAATCAGGTGTTGAATATATTTTATATGAAGGTGAAAATGAAGAAGAAGAATTTGATGAAGAAGATGTTTCAGATTTACCTGATATGCTTAAAGAAAAATTAAAAACTAATCCAGATTTAGCTGAAACAATACAGCAAAATATTACTAGAGAAAGTTTACAAGATGTTGAATTACCAGAATCAGTTGAAGAACAAGTTGAACAGTTTGAGCCTTCAGATAGTTTACTTGAAAGAAATCAACAAAATGATAAGAGTTTATTAGAAAGGAGATAAAATGGCAAAAGATTTTAAAAAAATGGATTCAGTTGAGTTTGGTCTAAATTTATTAGCAGACCAACAGGCAGAGTTTAAAGCACAAGCAAGAAAGGCTGCAAAAAGAGAAGAAAGATTAATGGGTTTAAAACTTGTAACATCTGGTTTATCTCACTTAGTTAAAGAAAAATTTAATGCTTTTGAAAATTCTTTACAACCTCAAAAAATAAAATTAAATAATATTTATAACTCAGCTCAAGATATTATAGCCACTAATAAAATTATAGATACACAATATAATGGAGATGCTAAAGCATATTTTACAAATTTATATAGAACACAACTTACAAATTATGGCTCACAATTATACCCAGATGCTGACCCTGAATCATTAGGGCATTTTACATTACAAAAAGCAGAAGAATTAGGAAATCTAAAAGGCTCTGAATGGGCTAATGTACTAAAAGAAGCTAGAGACTTACCTACAAGTGTAGAAGGTCTACAAAATAATTGGGATAGATATGTTAAAGAATCAGTTCCTACTAATGTATTTTCATGGGCTACTAAAGGTATAAAAAACTTTTTTTCTGGTAAAAGTCCAGAACAAATAGAAAAAGAAGCTCAATTAAGTAGAGATAAATTATTTAATGAAGATTTGTTTAAAGATTTTATAGAATTGGAAACAAGTTATAATAATTTTAAAAACATAGCTCCTTCAGAGTCAGCAACAATTTTTAAAAATTTAGTAGACGATTATAAGGAAAAAAATGAAAAAGATGTAACATTTAAAAATAAAGTAGAAAATGTTCAAGTTATTACTCAAAATAAGAGAAATGGAACAGTTCAAACTTATGCAGTTTATACTATGAAAGATAATAATTCTCCTACAGGAAGAAGTTTTATGAGTCAAGAGATTGGAAATTATGGAACTCCTAATCCTAGAGAAGTAATAATAAGAAGCGACCAACAAATAAATGTAGGGTTATCAACAATGAAAAGTGAATTGAATAATTTAGGAAATGAAGAATTAATTAAATTATATGATAGTTATGGTGAAGTTGAACAAAGAGCTTTAGGTTCAAACTTTTTAAATGCTAGAGATAGTTTTTTAGAAAGTGCTAATACTGTAGGCATAAAGGTTACTCAAACACAAGCAGAAAAGTTAGCAGTAGAGTATGTTCTTAAAAGTCAAGAAGGCACTATGACAGCTTATGATGGTGCATCAATTTTAATGGAAAGGGGAGAGTTAGCATTTGATACTGTTTTAGAAAATTTTAAAGCATATTATAATGATGCTCAAAATAATTTTGGTCAGAAAAAAGCTATGGAAATATATAATGACATGTATGCTAATATTGAAAGAGCATATCAAGCTAAAGAAATTACTGAAGACGAAAGAGAAGAAAATTTAAATCAATTAAATGAAGCAAGTGGTCAAGAAATAGATTTTAGAATTTCTAATACTCAGCAGCAAAAGCAAGACACTGATTCGTCAGATGTTAAAATAATTCCTACAAATACAAAAATTGAAACTATAGTAAAAGATAAATTAGGAGAAGATAAATCTCTAACTGATTTAGAAAAAATATATAAAGACATATCTAAAAGGGGTGGGGGAGTTTCTGGAAGATACATTGACTTTTTTGATTTAATACCTAAAATGGATTTATCTAATTTAAGTAATGATGAATTAGAAGCTTTATATAATTTCACCGATAGATTTGGTAAAGATGCGTTAAGAAAGCAACTTGCTATTCCTGATGATTACAATTTTAGTGAATTTGCTTTTCAAAGAAATACTTTTAGAGAGGCTATTGAAGATGTAATTAAGAAAAGAGAGGATGAAACAGGTAAATTAATTATCGGTAATTATATGTATGGCGACAAACGAAGACAAATGGGTATATCTTTAGATGATATATTTTTTAAACCTTTATTAGAATTAATAATCTCTGAATCCCAGCCAAAGACAGAAACAGAATCTAAATAATATATATACATGGGCATAACCTATAAATCTACACTTACACCAAGTACACCTTCATTAACAAGAGGTAAATACACTCTTGACGATTTAGAACAAGATGAAGAATTTTTAGAAGTATCTGAAAGATTTTTAGAGTCTATAGGAGAAAAGTCAGATGATGTTTTTGAATTTTTAAGAGATTCAGATTTTAATTTATATTCAGGAATGCAAAGAGCCATGCAAAGTGGTAAATTTAATGAGCAACAAAAAAAAGATTATTCTTATCTTAGAAAAAAATTTGATGGAGCAGATGTAGGAAGTTTAAAACAATGGGTTGAACTTATTAAAGATGGCTCTATTGATGTTGTGACCGACCCTACATTATTATTAGCTGCAGTTACAACTCCTTTGACAGGTGGTACTTCTTTGGCAGCTAGACAAGGAATAACAACAGCTTTAAATCAAGGCTCTAAACTTGTTGCTACAAATTCATTAAAAGATGTAGGAAAAAAACAAGCTTTAAAAACTGCAGGTATTATTTCTGCTGAAGCCTCTGCATGGACAGGGTTTGATAATCATTTTAGACAAAATACAGAATTAAATGTTGGATTGCGAAAACAATACTCTAATCCTGAATTAGTAGGTTCGGCTGCTTTAGGAGCTTTGACTGGTGCATTATTTGGTGGTTTAGCACAAAGAAATCTTTTGTTTAATTCTAAAATGAATAGATATTATTCTGATGATGAGTTTAGAAAAGAAGCTGGAAATGAACTTTTGTTTAAAGCTAGAAAATTAGGAGATACTTTAAAAGCTAGAACTATAGGTTCTGCTACTTCTATTTTAGATACGATTTCAGAATTTTCTCCAAGTGCAAAAAAATTAGGTCAAACAATTAGAGAAGATTTTGAAAAAAAATTTTTACAGAGAACACGAAAAAAACTTGATTTTTCTTATGGTGAAGATTTAGATTTTAGAAGAGGTAATTATTTTTTAGATTTTGATGCAGCTTTGAAACCTGTTAGAAAGGCAGGAACAATAAGTCCTGAAAATGAACAAGGTATTTTAAAAATTTTAAGAGGTGATAATCCTACAAATTACAATAAAGAGGTTCAACAAACAGCTAAAAATTTAAGAAAGTTTTTTGATAATATTTTAAAAGATGCAGAAGATGCTGGGCTTAGTGTTGGTAAAGTAGAAGATTATTTTCCTAGACAATGGGATAGAAATGCAATATCAAAAAATCCAGAGCTTTTTAAACAAAAACTTGTTGATAATAAAATTGTTTCTTCAAAAGAAGTAGATGATGTTGTTGAGGGAATGTTAAATAAAAATAATGAATTGTATGCACCTCACTCAATTTTATTAACTCAAGCAAGAAAATTTCAAAATTTAAAAGATAATGAATTTTCAGAATTTTTGACAAATGATTTAGTAGAAGTTGCTACAAACTATTACATGAATGCAGCTCGTATGATTGAACATAAAAATAGTTTTTTATTAGCAGGAAAAGCTTCAAAACTTAGACCGACAAGAATTGTAGGTTCAGAAGATGAGGTTTTAGCTTTTCATAGAAAAAGTAATGAAGAACAATTTACTGAAAGATTTATAGATAATATAGACAAAGAATTAAAAGCTGTTAGAGGTAAAGGTTTAACTAAAAGAGACAAACAAAAAATTTTAAATTTGTATAAATCAGTAACCGGTCAAGTAGAATATTTTAATTCAGGAGCTATGCAGGGTGCTTATGATGCTATGAAATTAGCTAACTCTATGGCTTATTTACCATTAGCTTCAGTATCATCACTAACAGAGGGATTTTTACCATTAATAAAAGGTAATCCAACTAAATCTACTCAAAAAGTTTTAGAAGCATTAAAAGAAGGTAACAAAATTTTTATACAAGATATTCCCGGAATATTAAGATTAAAACATAAAATGTCTACCTCTCAAATTCAAAAAGAACTAAATTCTGTATTTATAGGAATGGATGAAGCTATTTCAGAAAGCACTAATAGATTATCTGGAGAAGGATTACAAAATGAATTTTTTAAAAAAATAGGTAGAGGATTTTTTAGATTTAATTTTTTAACTCCTTGGACAAAAACAGTAGAGTTAGGTTCTTTTAATGTAGGTAAAGATTTAATCTTAGATAATTTAACAAAATTAAATAATTTTAAAAAGCAAGGAATAAACATTTCGTCAGATACTGCTCCAATGAGAGTACAAAATTTAAAAGGAGAACTATTTGATTTAGGAATTGATGTTAATAAAGGAATAAGTTGGCTAAATAAAGGTGCTAATATTGAAGATAATTTTTATACTAACAATGTGGTCAGAGGAGCTGGTAGATTTGTTAGAACAATTATTTTGCCTACAGCAAGAGAAAGAGCTAAAATTCCTACTTTAATGACTAATCCTAAAATAGATATTTTAACTCAATTTTTAAGATACCCTACAGTATTTAGTAATACAGTTTTAAAAAATTTTGCAAGAGATGCAATTCAAAATCCAGCTGCTAATGCTCCTAGAGTTACAGCATTTGCTATTATGGCTACTACACTAGCCTTACAAACAAACTATTGGAGAAGTTCTAAAGAAAATAGAGACAAAATTGACCAAGATGGATTTTCAAATAGAGATATACTAAAAGCTTTTCAAAGAGTTGGTTTACTTGGACCAATAGAATATGGAGTTAGATTTGGAGATGCTTTGAATGTTGGTAAAAATCCTGCAATAGCTGCTAGTAATTTAGGTGGACCTATATTTGGTGATTTTGCTGGGCATTTAATTTATAATAGAGGATTACTAGAAACTTATGGAGCTGGTAAAATACCCGGAGTTGCTACCCAAAATATAATAGAAAGATACACAGGAGTTAATCCTTATGCTCCAATAAAACAAGGTGCTAAAAAAATTGATAAAAAGATTTCAGAAGGAATAGCAAATGCATTTAGAGCATTAACTTTACAAGAAAAAGAAAAAAATCCTTTTGTATCTTTAGTGGGTAGAGGCAAATTAAGACCACAATTTTTTGAAGGAGGGGAAGTTAATGTTCCTTTTGTTAGAGATGAGCCTGAAAATAGAATAGACCCTTTTACAGGAGAACCTTATGCAGCTCAATCTGACATAACAAATGACTCTATTAAACGAGAATCAACTGCAGAACAAATGGAAAGATTAGGTTTTTCTGAAGGCAGAAATCCTAATATTATTAATTTACAATTTTTACAAAAATATCATAATAAAAATTTTACGGATGTAGATGAATTTAAAGGAACTTTAGATAAAGAATTAAAAGGACAAACAGTTTCTATGAGATTAGGTACTTTTGGAATAGATGGTAAAACTTATATTCTACCTACCTATGCAAAAGGTATTGGTAAAATATTGCCTGTAGAAACATTTATGCAAGATATTAGAGATGGTAAAATAATTGGATATAAAACTAAAGATGAAGCTGAAAAACAATTATCAATTTTAAGAAGTACAATTCTTAATAAAGAAAGGACAGGTTTTGCTAATGGTGGAGAATACGACTCAAAAAATGTTATTGATGATTTAAGTAAACAATTTATGAATCCTAAAGAGCAAAGAAACTTTGAAGCTGATGCAGCTGAAAGTTTAAATAAATTAGTAAGTGAACAAAGATTACCAGAAGAATATAAATTAAATATTACAGGAAGCAGAAATAAAGTTAGATATGTTGAGGGAAGTAATGATGCTTTTAATGCTTTAAAACATTACAACTTAGGAATAAAATATGGCGATAGTGTTATAGGAACTACCCTTATAAATGCAAGGGAAGTTGGTCAAATACTAACACAAGGTCGATTTCTTGACTCGGCTCAAGATATTCAAAATAATATAAAAGGTATAGCTTTTCTGCGTGAAGCTAAAGGAAACAAACAAGAAGCTTTAATGTTGGCTTTAAATGATATTGAAAAAAGATACAAAACAAATAAATGATATTATACACTGAAAAACAACTTGACCAAGCTTGGCATTCTGATTGTAAAAGAAGAACACTAAATGATAAGCCTTGGTTATCAAGAGAAAACTATAGACAACTTTTTGAAGGTTGTTTAGATTTTAAAGTAGCAGGAATGCATCAAGAAAGTAAATATTATTTAAAAACTTTTGATGTTCATATACCAAAACATATTTTAGAAACAATAGACGAAACAATAACTGTAGAATCAGAGGAGTAAGATGGGATTCCCTTTTGAAATAATAACAATGTTAGCATCTACTTTATTAAGTAGTGTACTTAGCCTATGGTCAGAAAGTAGAAAAGCTAAACAACAAGAACAAATGGCTCTAATAACTAGAGGCAAATTTCAACTAAAAGCTATTGATGCAGCTCGTAATGTTAAGAGCCAAGGCTTTCAATGGACAAGACGAATCATAGCTTTAGTTTCTGTTTTTGCTATAGTAGTTTTCCCAAAACTCGTAGCAGTATATTACCCAGAAGTTTCAGTTACTGTAGGATATACAGAGTTCAGACCCGGATTCTGGTTCTTTACCAGTGACGAGGAAGTATTCAAGTGGGTAACTTTTAAAGGTTTAGTAATAACACAACTAGATACAAACCTAGTATCAGCGATTATAGGAATGTATTTTGGTGGTAGCCTAGTAAGAAGATAATGGATGATTTTAAAAAGGTTGTACTAGCCTTTCTAGTATCTTTTTGTTTTTTATTAGGATGGTTTATTGGTAAACTTATACTTTTATTTTACTATATATTTTTTTCACACTTTAGATAATGGATGATTGCAGAGAAAAACTTGAGATAACACTTTTATGCCTTGTATTTTTAGGTATGTTAATTGCGTTGTCAGCTTGACAAATTTGTAAAATAATAGTATAATAAAAAGAGCAATAGGGCAAAAAGCATATTGCATAATTTAACTTGCTTAATAAGGAGTAAAATATGACAAGTAAATTTCTTTTGGATTTAACACATCCATCTTTTAGCAAATCCTTAATCGGATTTGATTCGTTATTCAATGAGCTATCTAAGTTACAAAATTTAGATAGAGAATCTAATAGTTCTTATCCACCTTATAATCTTTATAGGGATGGTGAAATATATACAATAGAAATGGCAATGGCAGGTTTGTCTTCCAAAGATATTGATATTGAATTAAAAGAAAGGGTATTGACTATTTCTTATGAAAAGAAAAATGATGATAATGATATAGCTGTCCATAAAGGTCTAGCTAATCGTTCATTTAGAAGAAGTTTTAATTTAGCAGAAGATATTGTTGTTAATAAAGCTTCACTAAAAAATGGATTACTTTCTATAGTTTTAGAAAAAATTATACCTGAAGATAAAAAACCTATCAAAATAAAGGTATCTTAATTTTAATATGAATAAAAAAGAAAAAATATTTTTATACTTTAATATAATTTTATTATGGGCTGTTGTAATATGGTCTTTTTATTTTTTATTTATAGCATAAAATAAAAAAAGCCCTCGAAAGAGGGCAATTCTTTCTCTCAGGCTCTCAGAGGCTGTCTAACAAAAATCATAAGATATTCGACTCCTACTATTCCTAATAGTAAAAGAATGTCTTAGAAACGATTCTATGAGGTCAATTTTTTTAAAAAGTTAATTTTTTAAAGCATTTATCTCATTTTCTATATGATGATGTATTTTATCTATTTTAGTTCTACCTTCTCTAATTATTGTTTGAATAACTCTTAAATCATGTCCAGAGAAAACTTTATCAGCATGTTCATAAGGCAATCCTGATATTTCTCTAACTAATTTTCCAGAGGTGTCAAACAATATTCTGTAAGATAGAATGTTTGCTTCTTGGTTATTATCCATTTTATATAAGTTGATTTATTAAATTATTAATTAATAAAGATAAACCGACAGCATTTAATATTATTAATGCTCTATCTTTCCACATTAAGCCAACAACTAACCAAGCACTAACTCCTGTTATAGATAATAGTAAATCGGTATAAATCATACCATCTACTCCTCGCATGGACATAGCAACTAATATTAGTATACTACCTGCCCATTTGATATACCAAGATATATCTCCTTTTGGTGTTGCTGACTTAAATATTCTTTTAGAATTTAGTAATTCTTTACTGTCAAACTTTTGTTTACTCATTGTTTTCAATATTAGAAAAAGTTACTAAATCTTGTTTACCTCTTAATCCTGCTTTCATGTAAGTAGTTGCCCTACCTTCAAAGAAGTTTTGATGTTCTATGCCCATAACTTCATCTAACCAAGGTAAAGGGTTATCTTTTTGATTATAGTTAGGTTTTAACCCTAGCTGTAATAATCTTCTGTCTGCAATGTATCTGTTGTATTTATACATATCTTGTTTAGTAAGTCCTTCAATGTCGCCCATCTCAAATACTAAATCTAAAAACTTATCCTCAAGTTCAACCATTTGTCTACAGATGTCGTAAAGCTCTTTCTTAAAATCATCTGTCCATATTTCTATGTTCTCTTGAATAAACTCTCTAAATAGTTTAGTCATAGCTTCAACATGCATTGACTCATCACGAATAGAATATGTTACAATCTGACCCATACCTTTCATTTTACCAAATCTAGGAAAGTTTAACAGTATTGCAAAACTACTAAATAATTGTAGTCCTTCTGTAAATGCAGAATAAACTGCTAAAGTTTTAGCAATAGTTTCTCTTTTAGCTTTCTTGGGTTTAAAGTTACCAACATAATCATGTTTATCAGCCATCTCTTCATAATCAGCAAAAGCTTTATACTCAACATCTGGCATACCAACTGTATCTAGTAGTAAAGAATATGCATGTTGATGTATTGATTCCATATTAGCAAAAGAACTCATCATCATTCTAGCTTCTGGTTTTTTGAATATAGGCATATACTTATCTATATATCCTGCACCAACATCTACATCTGATTGTGTGAATAATCTAAATATTTGTGTCAGTAGATTTTTTTCATTGTCTGATAAGTCTTGCCAATCTTTTACATCTGTATGTAAAGGTACAGACTCAGGCATCCAATGCATTTGATTTTGTAAAAAGTAGTAATCGAACATCCAAGGATATTCAAAAGGTTTGTAGTATTCTCTAGTTGTTAATAAACTCATTCATCCTCCTCTGTAAAATATGTGTTTAAAACTTCAAGCTTGTCATGGTAATCTGCCATATATCCAAGTTCTTTTTCCATAGTTTCCATAATATCAGAATGCTCTCCTACTCCGACACTTTTATGTAGATAGTTTTCTACATTCATTCTATGTTTATGTAATTGTCCTGTAAAGTATTGTCTTAATACATCTATACTTATGTTTCTAAAATCATCCATACTATTCTAATTCATTCTCTATAAAATCAGCTAAAGTGTTTATATCTGCATCAGATAAAATACTAGCTTGACTCCACATTGTAGAACTCATTCCTCCTCTAGTTTCTTTGTTCCTATACTGTGTTAATGCTTCAATAATATAATCCTCATCTTTACCAATTAAAGATGGGAAAGCTCCTACTCCTTGTCCATTTTGTCCATGACAAGCAGCACAACCACCCCACAAACCTCTAATACTTGAGTAAGGGTCTGCTAATGCTTGTTCATTTTTTTCTTCTAGTTGTTCTAATAAAGAGCCATGTTCTTTAATGTAATTATCATAACACTCATCATAACATCCTTGTACTCGACTATATCCTTTATATTCAAGATTAGTTGTTATATAATACATAATAGATGCTAAGAATGTTATAATTAATATTATGAATTTTAAATCGTTCATGCTTCTTTATCTAAGTTCCATTTAGCTCTTTTTTCGTAGTTAGGTTTAGATATTTTATTCCAAAACCTTTTTCTTTCTGTATCGCTTTTTAAATTAACATACCATTTATGTCCATCTCTTTCAGCATCTAAAAATATGGCTCTTGTAAAAAGTAAAGGTATTATTATAGAGCAATGTATAGCAAAAGATAAAATACTATTGTAGCCATACCAACCTAGATAATAAGTTGCTACTAATCCAAAAAAGAAAGACCATACTGTAAATAGTATTAAAGTAAAGTAAGCTTGAATAGATGGTTCAGGAATATATTTAAGTGGATTATATCTATTATCCATAACTAACTTCCAACACTCATCAATCCAAAACATAAATTGTAATATTTTATTTTTCATCCTTGTCCTCTATATTTTTTAAAACTTCTTCTATAATTTTTATTCATGGTAGAAGTTGCTAAATTTCTTCTACCTTGACTTGTTTTCTTACCTCTAACACCTGTAACTGGTGTGTGACTATTTGTTGTACTCCACTTAGCTGCCATTATCCCTCACAACTTATACATTCAACCTCATCTAATTTAATACGAGGTACTTTAATATTTACATTTTCTGTAGACCTTGCAGCATTAGACCTAAAGTAATACAATGATTTTAACTTATGCATACCATACCAATGAACATCATTTATGTATTGTATATATTCATTATGCACATCTTGGTCAGCTGTAGCACTTGGTAAATCAAAAAATAGATTTACACTTTGAGCTTGACATATAAACTCTTGTCGTTTGTAAGCATGTTCAACAACCCATATCTGATTTATTTCACTTGCTGTTTTAAATACTTCTTTTTCATTATCTGTAAAAATATCTATGCTTTGTATTGAACCTTCATTCGCAGATATTTCTTTCCATAGTTTTTCTCTTTTCTTTTTAGAAAGTTTCTTTTTATTTATAACTTTGTCTAAATATCTATTTTTAACTTGATAAGTACCTGATAAAGTTTTGTGTGTATATATGTTAGCCCTATATGGCTCAATCGAAGGAGATGCCCCACCACAAATAATACTAGAAGAGGCATTAGGAGCAACAGCGATAAGATGAACATTCCTAACATTACTAGAACCTGCATCAGGGCATGACCCACGCATGTCTGCCAAGTCTTGAGTTGCTTTAGTAGCTCTTGTATTGATATGTTTAAATAATTTATAGTTGATTCCTGTTGCTTCCATACCCTCAAAAGGTACATTTTTAGATTGTAAATAGGAATGAAAACCCATTGCTCCAAGACCGATTGACCTTTCTCTGTATGCTGAGAAGGCTGCTTTTTGATAACCTTCTTTTTCTTCTTTGATGTAGTTTGTAAATCTTTTGTAGTTGGCATTATATTCTCCTAGTTCTTCTATGTCTACAATGTTTTCTATAAAATGTTGAATGACATTATCCAACATTGTTATTAAGTCTGATATAAAAAGTTTATTATCTTTCCATTCATCAAACTTTTCTAAATTTACACTAGACAAACAACAAACTGCTGTTCGTTCTTCATTAGTAGCTAGTGTTATTTCAGAACATAAATTACTTTGTTTTATTTCTAAGCCTAAATCTTTTTGACTTTTTGGTAAATGTTCATTACAAGTATCTATGTTTATTAAATATGGTTCTCCTGTTTCTGCTCTAGCATTTATGAGTTGCCACCATAAAGAACGAGCATTTATAGTCTTTACAGGTTGTTTTGTTTTAGGGTCAATCAATCTCCAATCTTCATCATTTTTTATAGCTTTTAAAAAATCATTAGTGATGTTTACACCATTATGTAAATTTAAACATTTTCTATTTATATCTCCACCTGATTCTTTTCTCATATTTAAAAATTCTTCTATCTCTGGATGAGATACATCTAAATATGCAGCATAAGAACCTCTTCTTGTAACACCTTGATTAAAGGCTAACATTTGTGAATCAACTACATGCATGAATGGTATGCAACCAGTAGACTTACTGCCATTAGAAGTAGATACCCCATTGCTACGCAAATCCCCCCAATATCCACCGATGCCTCCACCTGCACTTGCCAACCATATATTCTCGTCATAGTGAGCAGACAAACCAACCCTACTGTCAGGTACATAATTAAGAAAACAGCTGATAGGTAAACCACGACTCGTTCCCCCATTACTAAGGATAGGAGTGCTAAACATGAACCAATGTAGGGAACTGTAGTCATACAATCGTTGAGCCAATTCAAAATCCGTGTTGTTTTTATATGTTGCTGCAAATACTGCAGCCCTTGCCAAAGCTTCTTGAGCATGTGTTTCCTCCTTCCAAAAATATCTATCTCTCAATGTATCTAAACTAAACTTATTTAGCTTAGACTCTCTGTTATAATCTATTGTAATACCTAAGTATTCTTTTCTTCCAACTTTATCCATATTATTAATTTAAATAATTTTTATCATTATCTCCTTTTAAAAATTTTTCTTCTTCATCATGTACATATAACATGATTATAGCATAGTGTAATATTTTCATTAAGTCTTTTCTATTCTTACCATCTTTATTACCATATCGTTTAGCATACTTCATAATATTACCAATGCAAAATCCCTCTCCATGTCCAGAGTCGATGATAACATCAGTAGCTTGGTATTTATCTGTAGCATAGTGTTGTCCATAAGTATCATAAATATAATTTTTTAGTTCTTCTATTAACTCATTTTCATTAAACTTATACATTTAAACCTCCTACTATATCTTGTAATGTTATGTTAGGATTTTTCTTAACTTGTTTATAAAACCATCTTAATGAGTAGGCACTTAACATAAATCTATTGTTAGCATATATGTGTGTTTGCTCTGGTAAAAACTCTTTTATATTTTTCATAGTAATTTTATTAACATCTTCTCCATCTGGAACCATAGTTTTTAACCACTCAATAAGTAGTTCTTTACTTCTTCTTCTTAATTGTTTAGCTTTTTTACCTCTCATATTTTATCTCATCTACTTTTGGTGGATTAGGTGTGTCGGTAAAGTAAGTCAATCCTCTTGCATACTTAAACACTCGTAAGCCTTGTCCATCATTTGCATCTTTGTGACACTCAAACTTATGTCTACAATAAGTACATTCTCTAGGTAATTTCATGTTACCAGATACACCTTCAGGTATAGTATTATAACATAAGTCAGGGGGTGTGTCAAGAGCTATGACATTTTTAACATCTTTTATTTTCTTCTTAATATTTGGCTTGTCAAAGTTAGATGGTTTAAATAATGCTAACTCTCCATTCTCTTTATTAAGAGCTAAAAAAGCACCATTCTTTGTACCCTCTGCTGCTTCATATCCTGTAAGCTGTGCCATATAGCCAAAGGTATCTTCTTCTGGTAGTGTGCCATCTTTAAATTTTCTAAATCCATAACCAGATGCAGTTTTAACATCAACCACTTCACCATCTATAATACAATCCATGTGACCTTTGACACCACTAACTTGTACTGACTTTTGTTCACCCTCTACTTTATGACCAGATAATCTTACTAGAAATAAAACAATCTCTTCTAATAAATGTCCATATAAAAACTTTATAAAAACTGAGGGTGGTATTTTCTCTGGTTCTTTATCAGACTTTATATCAAACCAAAGTTGTCTAAGTGGTCTGCCAATATTAGACATTCTTAACTTTTCATTACTACGAGGCTCTGGGTTTGACCACTTTCGTAGTATGTCTTTCATTGACTCCCCAAACTTGTCAATGTTCTCCTCTTTAATGTCTAATGAACCACCCTCGCCAAGGACAGATAGTTTTTCATATATATCTTCTACTAATGTATCTAGTGTTTTTTTACTCATCTTTTAGTTCTTTATATGATTTTACCACATCAGTTGAGAATAACTTTAACAGATTTACAAGATACATACGACTTGCATTATTGTCACCACCTGCTACACTTTTAAAATAATCTAACTTAGAAACTATTTTCTTTAATGTAGAAGTTTTAAATACTAATGTGCAATATTCATCTTTACCAATACAAAGATTATGAAACCAATAGTCTGATTCAGTTGCCATAATACCTGATGGTTTATTCCAACACTCATATTCAATAGCTATATTACCTGTCTTTTGCCAAATATCTCTTTCCGATTTAACTTCTATCTTAGCTTTAGAAAATATATCTGCTATTTTATCTTCTCTAATTTGACCATATTCTAAATCTATGTCAAACTTTTTTCTATCTTTCTTAGTGGGTTTCACTCCAATTACCTCCTACTTTGTACTCTCCATCAAGAGGACATCGTAAATTAAAATGTTTGCCTGACTCTATGATTGACTTAACTGCCATATCTCCAAAGAAGTCAGCATACTCTTCTTTTACTTCAACCTGCCATTCATCGTGTATGTTAGCGACAAATTTATAATCTATGTTATTACATGTTGCCCACTTGTCTGCTAATGTTAAAGCTTGTTTCATAACAATCGCACCTGCACCTTGTAGTAAACTATTTAAAGATGCATGTGCATTTCGTATGTATATCTTTCTCCCATCTAAACCTTTGAGATATTTCTTTGTTGCTGCTCTTTGAACTCTATCTCGAAGTGATTTAAATGATGGTTTATTAGCAAAGAAATGTTTTCTAATTCTCGAACCATCTGCTTTATTCCCTCCAACCACTTTGCCAAGTTTTTCATCTCCTGCTCCGTACATGAGGGCATAGATGAATGTTTTAGCCTGATTTCTTGATTTAAGTCCTGCAAGTTTTTGATTAGAGCTGTGTACATCTCCGTTGATAATTTCATTAATAAACTCCTCGTCATTCATGTAATGTGCTAACATTCTTATCTCAAGACCACTAGCATCAATACCTACTAATTTATATCCTTCGTCTACTACCCAACAAGCTCTACACTCTTCACCATAAGGAGAAGCTAGACTAGGAACTTGAGCCATGTTAGGATTTCTATGTGTCATTCTACCTGTTATAGTTCCATTAGGAATAACAAAACCATGTACTCTGTTATCTTCTGAAACTGCTTCAATCCATGAGTCGATTTGTGCTATGCGTTTTTGTAGTAATAAAAACTCTGCTATTAAACCTGCTTCATGGATATGAGTTATCTGAGATAAAGTTTTCTCATCAACTATTGGTTGATTAGTAGGAGTAAATCTTTCAGGTTTCCAACCCATCTCTATAAGATACTCTCCTATTTGTTTTCTTGAGCCTAAATTAAATGGCTCTAGTTTTCTTCTCATAAATGGCTCAAAATCGTTATTGGTTAGGCATGTATTATATTCATCATCTGTTAGACCCCTCTTCGATAATGAGCCATCTTTTTTAATGTAAGGTTTAACTATTCTATCATCAACCCATCTAGGTTTAAATGTTTTATGAACTTCATCTTCTACACTTTGTAATCTTTCTCTTAATTGTGCAAGTAGTAAAGTAGCAGACTTACTATCAAAGCTAAATCCATTTATCTCTTGTTGGTTCATTATTTTTGCTACTTGATGTTCTAAGTCTACACTTTCTTTTGAAAAACCTTTTGACTCTATTTGTAATCTTTTGTAAACTAAAGTATTCAGTTGAACATCTCTAACGCAATAGTTTAACATCTCTGTTGAATAGTTTTGATAATCCTCAAACTCTATCTTGCGATATGATAATCTATAACCCCAATTATCTAGGCTATGTCCTCCCTCTCTTGTTGGGTTAAACAACCTAGATAATACTAAAGTATCTACCACATTGTCCGTAAGTTTAATATTACCAAACTTTTCAACCATAGGTATGTCAAACCCTAAAACATTATGACCTATCAACTGTTCAGCACTTTGTAAAAACTTATACCCCTCTTCTAGTTTATCAGGAGGAAACTTATAAATTTTATTAGTGTCTATATCTTGTGCTACAATACACCATATCTTAGTAGCATTTAGGTCGTCTGTTTCTATGTCAAATATTAATCTCAAAATGCATCTCCTTGTTCAGATTTTAAATCGTCAAAATCATCTACAACTTCTGCTAACCTGCCGGTATCTCCATCATATAATAAATGAGTAGCAAGTCCTACATCTCCTGTGTATCTTGATTTTAGTATTCTAACTTTTGTTGTTCTTGACTCTTCAGGGTCAGTAGCCTGTTGATTTCTTTCTAAAGCTATCACACAATCGGATAACTGTGCTATACTATTAGAACCTCTAAGATGTGATAAGCTAACTTGTATGCCATTCTCATGTCCTTTATTACCATCAACTCGTCTTAGATGAGATACTAATATTATACCTGCACCTGTTTCTTCAACCATACTTCTTAGTCTAGTCATAATATTATCTATGGCTCGTCTTTCATCTCCCTCAGATGTTGCACTAACTAGCATGTGTAAGTGGTCTACCACCACCCATTTACAACCACACCCTATAATCATAAATCTTAGTTTAGAAAATATCTCATCTATATCTGTTGTGCCAAAGTGAGCATGAACCCAAACTCTGTTTTTATTATCGCCATCATAGAGTATATCAAAAAACTTATCTATATCATCTGTGCTAAATTGTTCTCGTATCTGGTCAATGTAAAGTCTGGCATTAGCCTCAATAGATATAATACCATCTATTGTTCTTCGCCAATCTTCTTCCAAAGCTATGACACCTACATTGTCCTGCGTAGTTTTTATTAAGTGATGCTCTAACTCTCTTGTGACACTTGACTTACCTAGTCCTGTGCCACCTGTTAAAGTAACTAACTCTCCTTGTCTAAGTCCATATAACTTTTTGTTTAGCCCTTCCCAAGGATAAGGAACACTCTCTTTCTTTTCTCTGTTGTGAAACTTATCTCTAGTTTCAGAAACATTTATAACTCCACTAGGAGTATATGTTTTTGCTGACCACCATGCCTCAACAAACTCTTTATGCTTATTATTTTTAAGCATATCATTAGGGTCTTTCCACCCATTAGGCATTGTCATTATCTTACACTTGGCAGGTTTAAATAGTCTTGCAACTTTTACTGATGCTTCTTTACCTGCTTTGTCATTGTCAAAGGCAATAATAATATTTTCAAACTGCTCTAAAAACTCTAGGCTTTCTTTAACATCTTTTTCTGCACCTGCTGAACCTCTTTTAATTGATACTACTGCCCACTTACTACCTAGTAATTCATAGGTCGCCATGGCATCACACTCGCCCTCTGTTATTGTTATATACTTAGCTTGTTTAAATAACTGTTGTCCAAACAAACCTGTATTTTCAAATGAGCCACTAAGATAAAATCTTTTGTCTTTTGAGTATCTAGTTTTAGTAGCACTTAGTTCGTGTCCATTATAGTAAGGATAGAAATGTTGAATAACATCTCCTGCCTTATCATGTAGTACAGTCACACCATACTTCTGTGCTGTTGCCTTACTAATTCTCCTATCGGTCAAGTCTGCAAATGTTCCTTGACCAACAGGATTATCGTAAGAAGATTTTTTTGTAGTAGTTTCCATTACACTTTCCCCATTAAATAATTTATTATAATCAGGCATAAACTCGCCACAACTAAAACACTTAGCTGAACCATCAGTATTAATACCAACTGCATCGCTAGAATTACATAGTGGGCAAGGTTGATGCACCTTATCAAATCCATTATTCATGCCACCCTCCATAGTGGTTTACTTATTATTATCCTTTGACTTGGCATCAGTTTCTACCAATGCCTCATCAGTTAATAAAGGTCTTAATTCTTCTTGTAGTTTATCGTTAGACTTTTGTAAACTAATTTGCATTTGATTGTTAAATGCCATTTGACTTACATAAGCCTGTATTTGTTGTCTTACTTTTTCATCAGAAACTTTTTCTGTATCGTAAGACTTACCATCAAAACTAATAATCATAATTAAAACTCCTCGTTGTCAGGGTCTGCTTCCCCATACTCAACTAAGTTATTAACCTTTACTGCAACTAACTCAGCAAAAGTTCCAAAGTCATTTGAGTAAGGTTTAAACTTTACTGTCACATCACTACCATTACCTACCAAAGTATCTAATGTATTACCATCAGTATCAATTAACTTTGGTGCAGGATTAGTAGCACCATCTCTGTTTGCAACTCTTTTAGCAAACTTAAAAGTAGGTTCTTCGTATTTTTCAGCACCTGATTTATCTTTAACTCTTGATAAACCAATGCTTTCTAAACGACCAGCTTCATCTTCATTTGTTGTCAAGTATATTAAATACTGACCGAACTTATTCGGTGTAGACACACTTGCCCACAACGAACTTCCATTAGCATATTCTACTGCCATAATATAATCCTCCTATAGATTAAATTGTTGACCATTATAACATTTTTAGATTGAAAAGTCAATACCTGTTTTGAGGTATGTCACAGGCAAAACATTCAGAACTGAGTAGCATACGAAAAGGTGATTTATGAGGGCAATATGCTACACCTCTTTTTAAATATTTTCTTCTTTTATTAATAACCAATCAGCAACAATTTCTGTAGCTGTATCATTGGATAATTTGAATTTGTTTTGTAATTGTGCAGGGTAGCCATCAATGTTAGCAACCGAGCTGTCTGTAATCTCATCTAAAAATGTGAAATATTTTTTTATATTATTTTCCATATTATTTTCCATATCTAAAGTTTAGTGCTAGTTTATTTGGATTTAAGACTGCTTTGAACTCTAGCAAACTCAGTCTGCACATATTGGCTTTGTTGTTTATCGTCTGTTCAAACCCCTCGCTAAATGAGAAAAATCGGACTAGTAGAACCTATGACCACTTCCTGATGGTAGAGCCTAAATCGGTGGGGTTATTTCAAGAACCCATTAACTACTGCCACTCTGAAGTCCTACAAGATACTTACACTTTTAAAGTCGTCTAACAGTCAGTATCAATACTGTTAGGGAGACTTTTAGGTAGTCGCATGATGGTCTCTAGCACTTATTTGCGTTTTATCCTTGACTTCCCTCGTCACTCTGTATAAAACAGCACAGACTTCAAGATTTTATAAAGGCTCATTACCTACCTAAACTAAAAGCAAGGTGTTGTTTATATGACTTCTCCTAGCCTAACTTACAGAGTATATATCCTCTATTGTAAGTTACAAACTTCAGTGCCTCATCAAACGGCTATCGTCCTTTAAGTCCTTGCCGTATTCTAGGACACCTTGCAAACTTTAAAATTCGACCCTCTAATTTCGCTTCTAACGAAAAGTTTTAGGGGTAGCAAGGGTAAGATACCCCCTAATTTTAGTAATTATTAAACACATCTGTTATGATAGGCTCAACATAATCGTAGGCTACATCATCAAATGTATATATAAAATTACCTCCTTGTGTTTGTTGTTTATTAAAAAATACAGGCTCATCAACCTTGTTTAAACTTTCTATCTCTTTATCAAACTGCTCTGCCTGTTGAGGTGTTAAATGCCAAGTCACTTCCCAAGGTGCTTCTGGGTGTGGGTAATATGTTATACCTTTATAACCCACATCTTCTTTTGTTTCTGTTGTCAAGTCTTTTAACATACACTCCCCTTTGCCATCTCGTCTATATCTTTAGATGATATTGTATCAGAAGATTGGTTAGATAAATACTCTATCATTCCTCTAAACATAACTGTATCTGTCACAACACCCTCATGTTCAACACAATAATTAAACATATAATCTTTACAATCATCTTGTAAGTCTTGTCGTGTTATCAAACACCATTCTTTTTCAACAAACTCATTAGCTTGTTCCATTATTAAATCATTAATTATATTACTCATTAAAAGTCTCCTCAAAATTCATTTTTACGCCTAACATATTTTCAAATAATTTCAATCCCTCCGTTGAATTTATTTCAGGCTCGTTAAAGTTTCTTCTTTCTTGGTTAGTTAAGTGCAACCAATATCTAAAGTTTTCATAGTCTGTTTGACTATCGTTCCATTCCCATCTTAGTATTTCGCCCATCATTTTTATCTCCATAATTTTTTATCTTTATAAATTCATTTTCATCTGTGCCAATTAAATCTTGGCTATCATACCAATCATCAACTAACTTATCTAATTCTTCTTCCATATATACAACCTCCAAAGGTTAAAGCAATTATAACATATAATTGACTTATTGTAAAGCATTTTCTTCAACATAATCTTTTAATTTAAAAATTACAAAATCTTTAAATGCGTTTTTAAATTCTTCCATATCCCAACCTCGTCTAGTATGATAACAAAATTCATATATTAAATTGTCATGCACTACAAAGTCTTGGTCAGTTTCTTTCATTCTATCACGAATACAATCAATAGTCAATGCCCAAATGACAAGAGATTTATTATCTTCCTCCCACTTAGTTATACTATCCCAATCTATCTTTCTTTTTCTACTTTCAAACCTAGTCATTATCTTCCTCAAAATTATCAGCATTTAATATACATTCCCAATCGCCACCATTACAATCAACTTCATCTGTATCGCCACCTCCACGACAAAATATATCTTCTGCTTCTTCATACGAATTAGCCATAACAGTAGTTTCTTCTGTAATTAATACAGTATTGCTAAATATATATTCTTTCTTTTTATCTTTACTCATTCTTCCACCTCACTATAATATTCATCTAAGACTTCTTCACTATCTGCCCGTTTCCAATCAATCTCATAATCTGTAGTAGATGAAAAAGTTTTTTCAGTACCATCTATATAATCAATATCTAATTCAGAGTGTTTAATTCGATAATCTTTTACTTTATCCCAATCAATACCTAACTCGTCTAAGTCAAATTCTATTGTTTGATGATAGGTTGCTTGTATGTATTTAGGTTTACTCATTCTCCCTCCTTATCTTTGTGGAAATCCAATATTAATTGACTAAAGTTATAATTACCATCTTTGTCATATACAGGGTTAGGTTCTTCCCATGAAGATAAAATGCCATGCATTCGGTCTGCAACACAATCATTTTTCCATATATGAGAATTGTTTGGGTATATATCAGCAAACTCTTTTAAAGAAAGTTCATCAAATTCTTTTGCTATTCTTTTTGCATATATTTCGCTATCACACATAGAAAGAAAATCTTCTTTACATTCTTCTAATTCTTCAATAGTTAAATTAGCAAAACAATGTACTTCAAATTCATTACTCATATTTATTTCCTCTGTTTCCTTTATAAACTTTACCCAAAAATTCCACTTCTAAGCAATTTATTAATTCATCTAACCCATCACAAATACCAACATATTTAGAATGACTGTGACTATCATTTACCCACTCTTCATTATCTTCTTTTATGTCTTCTGCAATATTTTTTATTCTTTGTAATGTTATCATGCTTCCTCCTCTATTTGCCATTCTCCACACCAACCACAACTGTAATTGAAGCCATATTCACTTAATTCAAAAGGCAATGCTTGATAAGTCATTTCTCCTTTTTTATCACATTTGATACATTTAAAGTTAGTTCCATCATCTAAAGGGTTGCCAACCTTTAACACATCTTTAATTGTATATATATCACTCATTCTTCCTCCTCACTATTAAACCAAACTGCAAAACCTACTGCTATTGATACAAACAGTAAGAACAATATTATTATCTCAGCATTCATCATTCACTCCTTGTTCTTCACTTGCCTCTAGTATTGCTCTGTCCATAATTGGCTCAGTAATCTCATAACAACTATCCCAATCACCATTCTGAGCAAAACTAACTGCTCTTGGAAAGTAGTAAGAGGCTCTCCTATTCTCATTACCACCACCATTATTATACAAATCGTAGTAAGCATTAACAAGTTTTCTAAACCTTTCTAGTTTAGGATTATCCTTTGCATTTTCTACCTCATCTATATCAGGTATCAACTCCATTAGTTTATCTCCTAACTCTTGATACTTACCATTACTACTCCAATAATCACTCATTTCTTTTTCTCCTTTAATGTTGCCTATACCAATAATCTATACCATCAAAATAAATACTAGCATAATAGTATTGTTGGTCACGGGCAAAAGCCTCTATGTCTATATAACATTCTAAAGCCTCATCTACTTGATTAACTTCACGAAAGTAATCCCACATATAATCTTCAAAATAACTATCTCTAATGAAAGTCACACCAAACTTTAAGTCCTCCAAGCCATCAGTATATTTATGACAATACTCATCTACTGTATTTTGTAATGCTTCTACTTCTTCCTCAAAGTCTTTATCGTCTTTATACTTTTCTATATATTCAAGTATATCTCTACTATCTATTACATCATCTACATTTGTTATATCAATCATTTTTGCTCTCCTAATTTTTCTAATATCATACTCCAAGATTTTTCTATGTCTGAAGTATCTCCGTCTGCCCAAGCAACTTCTCTAGTAATAACATCATCAATAGTATTTATTGCTTCGACTATTGTTATTGGCAGGGGGTATGTCTGCCACTCACTACCCCCCATTATGCCATCAGTTATTAAGTCTGCTTGTGCCTTAATATCTTTATCGTCTATCATTATACACCTATGAATGAAAGATAGTGCTTACCAAAGTTAAATACTCTGCCTCGCCCTGTAGCATAAGTGCCATACTTACTTTGCATACCTCTCTTATGATATGCAACTCTAAATTTAAAACCTAGAACACTACAATGTGTGTATCTAGTATTGAGGTAATTATTACCACTAAAAGTTTTTATGCTAAACATATCGCCCTCCTTGGCTAGTTTACATAACTACTTTGGAATATACAGTAGCAGTTAAACTGTAATACTTTTATTACAAGTATTCTTTCATACTTTTTTAATCTTGTCAATAGTAAAATTAAAATAAGTATATGTTTTTATTTTTATTCTTTTTCTTGTTGCTTTGCTAACCATGAATTAGCAACCTCACTTAAATATTTGTCGGTAGTTTTATTCATTCTCTGTTGAGTAGTCATTAGGATTTTATAAAATTCCATTTTATTACTATAATGAACATCATCATCTGCTAATATTTTTTCTTTGCTATCTTCTAATTCTTCTAGTAAATCTTTCTCAATATTATACAACTCATAATTTTTATCTTCATAACTTTTACTATTCATAATTTTTACCTCACAATGTTTAATCCAATTATTGCAAACAATATCACTAAACTAAATTGGAATAGTTTAACTTTATAAAAATGATTATCATACACATAATCTAATTTGTCAAATAATTTTTTCATATTACTCCTCACTATCTCTTTCAACAGTATATGTGCCAACTGTATTTCCATTTATATCAATACATTTTCCAAAATCTCTATGCTCAAATTTTGGCATTATCTCTTTTAGTATTCTTTCAACCTCAGCATATTCAAATGTTGGATTTTCGGAACTCTCACAACAATTCCAAAATGCTGAGTTATCTGTTTCTATATTTATATTTATTTTCATATTACTCCTTTTATTTCTTAGCCACTCTGCCATAGTTATTTGGCTCTAAACTATTAGCATAATTAATAATTTCTATAACCTCGGAAACATTATTATAGCTTTGATTATACCTAACTTCTCCATCTTTTTTATATGGCTCTAGCCATTTTCCGTTAGGTTTCATAACTAAAACTTCGGCAGTAACAGAAGTTGTAAATCTTTCATCTTCTGTACTATCCTCTGTTGTTTTTAACACATAGTCAAATGGCAATTCGTTTTCTCCAATTCTATTAGTATAGTTAGAGCAATAATTAGTTTTACCAAATTGAATAGAAACTTTATAACCATTTTCTAAATCAAACCAAATGCCCTTACCATACATACCATAGTTTTTATTACTATCGTCTAAAGGTGAGCTACCATCTTGTCGTTCATGCACAATGATAAAACCAGATTTAGTCTTATAAAAATCTTCATGTGTTTTTACATTTTTATTTCTACTTCCATCTTTATTAAATTTGTGAGGCACATCTCCCACATAAGTATTTAATAATTTGTTGCCCATTTTAAGGGTATCGTTTAAGTCTTTTAAATTATTTTTATTCATATTACTCCTTAACAAAAAGCTCTATTTTTTGCTTGATGCAATTTAATTTCAGCTAAGTTCATTAACTTTTTTAATCTTCTTTTATGATGAGGTAAATTCGGCTCACAAAACAAAGCACCCTCAATCCAATTTTTAGTTCTTTGAATTTCATTAACTAAATTTTCTAACTCTTTAATTCTAACACTTAAATTAATGTCATTATCAATCGTATGTTTTCTATTATCTTTTTGCATTTTACACTCCTAAAAATTTGGGAAAGCTAGGAAATCTTTGCTTAGTATCTTTAGCATGAATTGTATATCTAGCGTTCCTTGTT